TTACTACTGTGATTACGGATACGCAACAACAGGCGGCGGTAAGATTCGTGCATTGAACGGAAACAACAGTTATGGTATGTATGGTGCGTTGAGTGCTGGATTTGATACAAACGAAGTAGCCGCAGATGGATATATCTATGGTGATACACTAACTTATACTAGAGCATCACTTAATACTACTGACGGGTTTACTGTGGGAGATAAAGTTACTCATGGTACAACAACTACAAACAAACCAGCAACAGCGGTAAGCATTGAACCAAACATGCTCATTACTACTGCAAAAGATGCAACGGTGTCAGCAGTAACACAAGCTAACCCAGCAAGTGTAACAGCTACAGCTCATGGATTTGCAACAGGGCAGTCAATTAGTTTTGCAGGCGTAGTTGGAATGACAGAACTTAATGGTAACAGTTATACAATTACAGTAGTAGATGCAGACACATTTACACTAGATGGAACAGACAGTAGTGGATTTACAGCATACACCAGTGACGGTACAGCAACACTAGGCGGAGCACACGGCTTTGCAGACGGTGATATGATGGCATTTAAAGACGTACTGCCAAATGATTGGGCAAAGACATTAGGTAGTCATGGCACGGCTAGCATGTACAATAGAACTTGGTATGTTGATGTTGTTGATTCAACAAGTTTTAAAGTTTGTACAAACCCAGACTTAACAAATTATTTTGATAGTAGTGCAATTAATGGGTGGAGTACAGTAACAGAAGTAATTGCTGATGCTACTAGAAGTAATCCAGTTATCTTAACAATAACAGGACACGGATATAGTAACGGACAGGAAGTAAAAAATATTACTGGCGTAGTTGGTATGACAGAACTTAACAACAATACATACTATGCAAATAATGTAACAGCGAACACAATTGAATTGTTCAGTGATGCTGGCGTAACAACTTCATTAGATGGTACTGGATTTGGTGCTTATGTAAGTGGCGGTACAGCAAGTAGACTTATTACAGGTACATTATTTACAAGTGGAACAATGATACATTACGGTGCAACTACATCGGAAATTGCAAATATTCAAACAAACATTCAGCCAGCGGCTAATCACAGATTAGTTGTAAACAATACAAGAAAAGGTTATACAGGTAAAACAGTTAAAGTATCAGTAGTTAATGCAGGACACGGACTTGGAAATCAATATGTGTTTGATGGGGAACTACTTGGTTCACATAAAATGGATACACTACATAGACTGTATATCTTTGAACAGAACGATGACAGTAATGATGGACACCCACTGTACTTTAGTGAAACACAAGACGGCATTCATAATGGTGGAACAGAATTTAATCCAGTTAAAGATGCTATAACAGGACTAACAGGAAGTGCAGTTGAATACTACTTAGATGGTGCCAAAGTAGCTGATTTAGCCGCATACGCCTCTGGATTTAATGCCGCAACCAACAGAGAAGTTTGGATTGTAGGAGCGGCTCCAACAAGTAACAAACTTTACAGTGTATGTTATAGTCATCCAGGAATGGGTGGTGGTACTAGTTATACAGCTACAAGTGCTACATACGAACCAACAACTGGTATTATGACAATGGATATCGGAACGCACGGATTGAATGTTGGTGCTAACCTTGAAATATCACAAGACAGTATGATTTGGACTTGTGCTCAGGACAGTCACGGAACAAATCACACATATCCAAGAGCAACAGACCCTGCTAAGAATAGTGTGTTTGTAAAAGTTATTCAAGCAACCAGCACCACAGTTACAGTAAATGTTGGAATAAGCAGTAATGTTTCAGATCATATATTTGTAAGTGCAACAGCAGGTGCAATTCACACAGCATACAGTGATAAACCAACTATTGTGTATACTACAACTACACAACACAGTGTAGCTGACTCCCATTGGGAAAGATTCTCTGGTATGTACAGGACAGAACTAGTAGCCAATGGAACAAGAATTACTGCTGACGATGGACAGTATGCAGATTTAGCAATAGACGGATCAAAAGGTCAGCATGGATTTAGCCTTGTACTAGCAGGACTTAGTGAAATACCAAGACCAGGTGCAAGTATTGAATTTGTGTCAGGTCCTACATACTCACCGGCAGACAACACAGATATAACTGCAACACAAAACACTGGTTTAGACACAGTTAGTTATATTGTATCAAACGTAAGTGGATATCAAGCTAGTACTGATCCTACAGTACTAGGTACATGTACAATTACTATTGCTACAGAAAAGCCAGTTACTAGTGATACATATTACGGACAAAGATTTAAGTTAAGATATAAGTATAGTCAGACACGATTAACAGGACATGACTTCCTAAGCATTGGTACAGGTGGTAGAGCAACAACCAACTATCCAGGAGAACCTACCCAACCAGCGGCTCAAGGACAAGAAGTTACAGAGACATATCCAGGTCGTGTTTATTATGTAAGTACAGACCAAGACGGTAACTTTAGAGTTGGTAACTACTTTAGAGTTGACCAATCAACTGGTAGAGCTACATTGGATGCTAGTGCGTTTGACCTAAGTGGTTTGACAAGTTTGAGATTGGGTAGCATCGGTGCTCAGTTAGGTGAAAGTATTAATGAATTTAGTGCAGATGGTTCACTTAGTGGTAACAGTAATACAGCGGTTCCAACAGAGCAAGCTGTTAAAACATACGTTGATTCACAAACACAAGTTGCAATCGCGGCGGCTAACAATGCTAAATTGTCTGCACCGTTTGATATAGCTGATACAACTAGAAATACTGCTGGTCAACTTGTTGGTACCACTAACGAAACAGTTCAATATAGTAATATTACATACGATTCAAGTAGTAATATTACAGGTTATGAGGAACTATCAACAACTGGTGTAACCAAAACTGTAGCGGCTACTTACTCATCTGATGGCAAAGTATCCACTGTAACGGTGACATAAATACAATAGGAAGAATAGGAAATTATAAATGGCAGATATACTAGTACATAATGCAATAAAAGACATAGAAGCGGCTATTAATCAAGGCTCGTCTAAAATTAATTATGGTCCTATGTTGGGAAAAACTTTAAAATTGTATATTAAAGATATTATTGATGCTAATGCAACTGGTCCATATGGTACGCCAGGCGGCGGAGCTGGTAATGCAACACAGCCCATTTGTGATTTGTCAAATTATTTGAAAATCTCATATTGTTTGTGTGCTTATGCTGGATCTGGTACTAGTTGTACTGATACTTTTTACAACTGTCCTGTAGGTTGTCCAGGTGGATGTTATAGTGTTTGGAGAGATAAAACAGTGCTTCCAGGAAATCCAGGCGGTTCGGCAGTAGGTAAATCAGACGTAAGAACATTTATACTTAATGTAGAATCAAGTAATAACGGTTTAAAAGTACTAGAGGCAATTTATACTGCTTCAACTACTGAAGTTGAAAACGACATGTATCTTGCGTATTTGGGCTTAAAAGCAGACTACGAAGCCGCGGCAGATGACGATGTGTTATTTGCTTGGTATGGCATCGGCGGCAGTTATCCACAAGGATCTAGAATTAGTAATACAGATTACATTAAAGTATGTGGCGGTAGTTGGATGAACGGAGAAGGTGCAAACTGTACATGGCAAGTACCAGCAGGAGCCACTTGTGCTAGATTCCAGTTATGGGGTGCAGGACAAGGATCAAATCCAGGATGTTGTTGTGGCGGTTCGCCAGGCGGCTCAAACGGTGCATACACTGAGATGACAATTAAAGTTACACCAGGTGATTCATACACAATTTGTGCAGGATGTGCCCAAAACGGTTGTTGTTGTAGTGCATATACTCCACCATATGGTTGTATGAGTTATGTTACTGGAAACGGAATCTGCTGTTTGAAAGCAGACGGAGAATTTTGTTACAACACAAACTGTGAAAGTTTTAGATGTGTTAAAGTTTGTACTGGATCAGCAGGCGGCGGATGTTGGTATTGGGGAAGCCAATACTGTACTAACTCAGGACACTGCTGGTGTTCGCAAGGTGAATATTGTGCAGTAGGTTGTAGCACCTGTGGTGTTGTACCAGTATATGCTAACTGTTGGACAAGTGGAGGTGGACAGTTCTGTAACTGTGCTACTACAGCATGTGACATTGCAGGAATGACTGGCGAAACTATGGGAATGAGAGGATTAATTGGCGGTGGTTGCTTTGATACTAACCACTACGGTTATCACATTAGACCACCAATCGTTCATGCAGACACTGGATTAATGTTTTCGGATACATGTGGTTGTTATTGTCAACAAATGCAAGGTGGACAATGTTGTGGTGGTGTATATGCAATCAACTGGAGTGCCCACCCAGGTCATGGCGGGTTTGCCACACACGTTATGGGCGGATCAAATCAGTTTTATGGTATGCCTGGCAAAGGCGGAATGGTACAGGTATCATGGGTAACAACGTAAATATATTAAAGGAACGGATAAACAATGGCTGACATTATAGTACAAAATGCAATTTCTAAGGTAGAAGCCGCTATTTCAGCAGGTGCCAGCGGTATTGATTACAAAGGTGTGTTTGGCATATCTTTACTTGATAAAGTTAAACAACTTATCGAAGCAAATGAAACAAGTGGATTATACAGCATAGGCGGCGGTGCAGGCGGTAGATACTTGTGTGATTTGTCTAATCATTGTTATATGTCACTATGTCAATGTAACTACTCAGGTAGTGGACAAAACTGTAGTTGTGTATATGTTACCAGCAATGTATGGACAGACGGAGTAATTTTAAGTTCTTCAGGTAGTACGCCTACAAAATCAGATGTAAGAACAAAATTTGTATCACTAGATTCACTTTTATCAGCAGTTTATGACATTGGAACAACAGACGTAGAAAACGATTTATATTTTGCATATTTGGCGGCAAGACCAGCATATGTAGATGGTTCTAATACAAATATTAAGCAGTACTGGTATGGAGTAGGTATTCCACCAGGATCAGGCTCACCACTCAGTGCGACAAATAAAATAAAAGTTTGTGGAACAAACTGGCAATATGGCGAAGGCGGAACATGTACATGGACTGTACCAGTTGGTGCATCAATGGCTAAATTCCAAGCATGGGGTGCAGGCGGCGGTTCCAATCCAGCATGTTGCTGTGGAGGCGCTGTTTTTGGCGGAACTGGAGCATATGCAGAGATGGTAATTAATGTTACACCAGGTGACACATACACAGTATGTGCTGGTTGTAGTTGTCAAAGATATTGTTGTAGTAACACAGATCCAGGATATGGATGTATGAGTGGTGTAACAGGAAATGGTATTTGCTGTTTCAAAGCAGACGGATCACACTGTTATCAAGTTAGTTGTATTGCGTTAGACTGGTTGAGAGTAGCTAGTGGTGCACCAGGTATGCCAGGTGGTAACTGTAGAAGATTCCAAAATCCATACTGTACAACTTCAGGACCATGCTTTTGTAGTTATGGTGAATATTGTTTTGATAACAGTTGTAGTACTTGTGGTGTTGTTCCTATATTGATAGAATGTTGTAACTATCAAACTTATTGTAGCTGTGCAACAACAGCCGCAGTAGTTTCAGATGGGACATGTAACGGCGGGTATAGAAGTTTAATAGGCGGTGGTTGCTTTGACACAAACAACTACGGATGGCATACTAGACCACCAATACTTGATTCAGATACTGGCTTAGTATTTGGTTGTACTCAAGGTTGTTCATGTGCATATTTTGACAGTGGTACATGCTGTGGAGGCTGTAATGGTAGAAACTGGACTTATCATCCTGGGCATGGCGGTTCATACACACATGTTATGGGCGGTACAACTTATCACAAAGGTGATACAGGACGAGGCGGATTGGTACAAATATCATGGAGCTAAATATGTTTAATAAAGAAATGAAGGAAAATTAAATGGCAGATGTAGAAATTAAATACACATTCAAAATACCAGATGAGCCGTATATCAATGATTTTTCTGGTGGAAAAACCAAAGAATTCACCTATATCGGCCCAGATGTACTTACAGTGACTTGTCCAAACGATAATAATGGATTTACGTCACCGTATACACAAAGTTTAACGGGACCTGTTTATGATGGTGAAATATCAGTAGACATTGATGTAACAGCAAATCCAGAGCTTTTACCTATAGCAGATTTGTTATGGGGGGCACAGCCTGACGCTGAAGCAACATTCGACGAAGAAACACTCGAAGATGGTACAAAGTATCTAGAACAAAACAATAGAACAATACATGATTATTATTGGAAACCAAGAGGCGAGTTAAATGATGACGGATCTTTTAAAGGTTGGATTTTAGACGATGATAATGTAGCTATCTTAAGTATGTTCGAAAGAGATGCATTATCTCCAAAGCAAAGAACTTACCTAGGAAAAGCTGATATGTTCATCGAAATCTTAGATCAATTTGATTTGCCTGATGACGAAGCGGCACTACTTACTGCTTATAAAACAGCGGTAGAAACGTATCGTAGCAAAACAGCATTGCCTTGGAAATATCCAAATTCTAATCCAGTAGATGCTGAAGCACCTAAGATGCCAATGCAGTTAGTGAGCAGAAGAAATGAAATCAAAGCCGCAGGCTTAGATGACTTGAAAAAAGAAGATGATGCTGACACTAATGCAACTCCTGGTGTTGGTCACGGCGAAGCAAACTAAAAATTGAATTTACTGTTGACATAGTTGTTAATTACTGCTATTGTAGTAGTAATGCAATTATGTATTCATAAAAATTGGAGCAAATTTTGTTAAAGAAAAAAGCCTTTTTTATTAATGGAGGTGCAGGTAGAGTCTTATGTGCTATACCAGCTCTCGAATACTATAAACAAAACACAGATGAATCTGTAGTTATAGTAGCTGAAGGATGGCACGAACTATTTTTTGCAAGTGCAATTCTCAGAGAAAACGTATACCCTGTGGGACATAAAAATTTGTTCCGTGATTTATTAAAAGATAGAGAAATCGTAAGTCCTGAGCCTTATAGACTCAACGCTTACTTTAATCAACAGTGTAACATGATACAAGCATTTGATATGCTTATCAACGGAACTACTGATGAGATTCCTGAAACTAAATCTATGGAATTAAGTATTAGTAGAAACGACCAAGCATTCGGATATAATACGGTTGCAGAAATTAAAAAACATTCAGGTAAACAAAAAGCAGTTGTGTTTCAACCGTTAGGTAGCGGAGCAAAACTGAATGGTGAATTTTTAATTGATGAAAGTGGTAGGAGTATTGAACTTAATGATATCATAACTATGACCAAAGAGCTTGCAAAACATTATGCAGTTATAATGATGACTAATGTAAAGATACCAGCACAAGAAGCAATGGGAGCGGCTATACCACAAGCAAATCTATTGCAATGGATGGGTATTGTAAAAGCAAGTGATTATTTCTTAGGTTGTGATAGTATGGGACAACATTATGCTCATGCATTAGGCAAACCTGCTACTGTTATTATTGGATCAACATTTCCTCAGAATATAAGTTATACTAATACTAAAAACTTTACTATTATTGATAACGGTAAAGACAAAGGTAGAATATACAATCCATTTAGAATTACAATGGACTTTGATTCTGAAAGAGCTAATGAAGATTCTATGGTAATGACTGAGAAACAAGTTAAAGATGTGATTAAAACTGTTACTAATAAACTTGGTCTTACTAAACAAACTCCTATTGATCAGAAAAAATTCGACCATATACAAAATAAAATTAATAACCTTGGCAAAGAAAATGCAAAAACACAAGCCCCATTGGCAGTGTTAAATCAACAAAAGTGAGGTAATAATGTCAGACCATGACCAAGAAGGTATCTACAGAGTAGTGCGAACAAATACTACTCGAAAACAAACTGGCTATATTTTAGCTATTGCAAGAGGACACAATGGCGGCGCCTGCTTGCTTAAAGATGGTAAAATTGTTTTTAGCATCGAAGAAGAAAGATTAAGTAGAAGAAAATATGATGGCGGGCCGTTTGCCGCTATGGTAAAAACTTTAGATTATACAAATAGAATTGATGCCTTAGTTATTGCACATACCCAATCACTTATTGAAACTGCCGCCACAGTTGATTATGCTGGAGATGATGTATATAGTGGAATGGCTAGAAAACTTGGACTTATCGATCCTAAATTAGAAAGCGGATACAAGACTACACATCCGCAAGTATATGACCTGTCTGGAATACATCACAAACTACATGCTTCTTGTGCATTTTATCGTAGTGGCTTTGATAAAGCAGTTGCAGTTATAGCAGATGGAGCAGGAACATTTTATCCACTTAATAATGAAAAACAAGCTATAGTAGGTTATGAGGTTGAAAGTATTTTTACCTGCGAGTATCCTTCTAGTATTAATACTATATACAAACACATGGGTACTACTGATATTAAAACATTTTATCAAGGTCCTATTATGTTAGAAGATCCATTAACTGGTCAAGAAAGTCTTGAGGTCTTAATCTCTGATCGTGCTGGTATTACGAAAACATACGAAGCTGTAACTGATTATTGTGGATTTGCTGAAATCGAAGCAGGTAAGACAATGGGATTGTTTCCATACGGTAAGCCTAATGATAATATTCCTCCATTATATGAACAATATGGAGAAAATAGACTTTCTAGTAGATCTATGTTTGTGCCTAACTATCCAAATGGCGCATTTGTAAACAATGGATTATATTCAGCATTGCAATCATTTGATGATGATCCTGACGTGGTTCAAAATGTTAATCACATAAGACCTGATCTTACAAAACTACAAAATCGTAGAGATATGGCTTATGCAGTACAAACACAATCGCAAGAAGAAATGGTTAACATTATACGCAAAGCAGTAGACAGTACTGGATGTAATAATGTTGTTATAAGTGGCGGATACGGTCTTAACTGTGTTGCAAATTATCATTATCTAGAAGCACTTAAAGACCAAGACATTAACATTTATGTTGAACCTGTAAGTAATGATGCTGGTACTGCAATGGGTGCCGCATTGTATTATCATCACCATATAACACAATCAATGGAAAAGACACCACAAACACTTTACTTAGGGCCTGCTTACTGCTACAATCAAGAAGATATTGATTCTCTTGCAACAGAATATGATGCAACTGTTAGTGATGCTTCACAAGAAGATATTATTGATTTGTTAGAAAAAAGAGAGATTGTTAGCATCTTCCAAGGACGTTGTGAAAATGGACCTCGAGCATTAGGCAATAGAAGTATATTGTATGATCCAAGAGACCCAGACGGTAAAGATCATGTGAATGAAATAAAAAGAAGAGAATACTTTAGACCATTTGCTGGAACTATACTTGCTGAAGATGTACACGATTGGTTTGATTTACGTGGTATGCAAGACAGTCCGCATATGATGTATGCGGTTAACTGTCAGCAAGGAGTAGAAGAAAAGATTCCGGCTATTATACATGTTGACGGAACATGTAGAATACAAACAGTAACTGAAGAAGAAAATCCAAACTACTACAATTTAATCAAAGCGTGGAAAGAACGTACTGGTGTTCCTGTTATATTCAACACTAGTTTTAACTTAGGCGGAGAGCCATTGGTTGAAACATTAGAAGATGCATTATGGACATTGCAACAAAGTGATATTGAATATTTGTATCTTCCTGAATATGGTAAGTTAATTACTACTAAGAACTAACCTCAGGAAACAAACAATCTTGGATAAAATGTCGTATATCATCTGGATCAAGTCCTAGTGCTTCCATAGCTTTGGGTGTATGTGGGTTTTGTTTCTGGTAATGACAGTATCTGTTTTGTTTACGTTTGATTTGATCTACATCTAATGTATTACTAGTGTATTTAGGTAGTTCTTCAAAGTACATGTCTAGATTATCTAATGCCATAGTTACAACTTGATCCATTTCATCTACTTTTACATTACTTGCGGCTACCATATGTTTACTGAATATAGCTTGAGCCCAAGGAGGAAGTTCACGTTCTTTCTTCCATTCTAAATCTTGTACACAATCTCTAAACAAATGACACATAGAATGTTCCCAATCTACAGTAGGTGAATAGTCATGGAAAGCACCAGTAACTTTGTTTTTACCTGCTATAATATCAAATCCGTATATAGGAGCATCATTGTCAAACTTTGGAAATACACATATATGAGTCATATACAAACCTTTTGAGTCTCTGGCATCTACACTATCTATATGTGCTCGTCTAAAATGTTCACCTTGGTATACTTTATTAAGCCAATCGAACTCAGGATCGTCAAAATTTTCTTTGCCTAAACTAGCACATTTCGCAATAATCTTTTGTTCGCAATCGATAAGTTTATCCCATATTTCGCTCATAATACTTCCTCTAATCTTTCCGCAAGATCACTAATCATTGCGTTACTGTGCATTGGTGTAGGTGCAAATCTCAAACGTTCTGTACCTTCTGGTACTGTTGGATAGTTAATTGGCTGTACATAAATGTTGTGATCATTTAGTAATGTATCACTTATTTGTTTACAACGAACTGGATCTCCTACTACAACAGGAACAATATGTGTATCATTTTCTATCATGTTTATGTCTTTGTGTCTGAGTATTTTCTTTAGTCTTGTTGCACGATTTTGATGTTGTTCTCGCAGTTCAACTCCATGCTCACTGCGAAGATATTTTATGCTACTCAATGCACCTGCACATATAACCGGACTCATGCTAGTAGTAAAAATAAACCCACTTGCTACACTTCGTATTGCATCAATAGCAACATCGTCTCCGGTAACATAACCTCCTTGGCAACCAAATGCTTTGCCTAGTGTTCCATTTACAAAGTCTACTTGGTCTTGTAATCCAAGTTTTTCCAAATATCCTGCACCAGTATCTCCGTATAGCCCAACAGCATGTACTTCATCACAATATGTTATAGCTTGGTATTCCTTCGCAAGTGCAACTATTTCAGGTATTTTGCTTGTATATCCATCCATACTGTATACACTTTCAAATACAATACAAGCTGTGCCTTCTACTTGTGCTAGTGCTTGTTCTAAGCTATCCATATCGTTATGTTCAAACACATGTTTAGGTGCACCGCTGTGTCTAATACCTTGTATAAGACTAGCATGATTTTTGCTATCACTTACAAATTCAATGTCTTTTACTATTTTACTAAGTGCTATAAGTGTCCATTCATTAGCAACATAAGCACTGGAGTATAACAAAGACGACGGTTTGTTGTGTAATTTCGACAGTTCGTATTCTAATGCAACGTGATAATGACTAGTGCCACCTATGTTTCTAGTACCTCCACTACCCGCACCTGTTTGGTCAAGTGCAGTATGCATTGCATCTAATACAACTTTGTGTTGACCCATACCTAGGTAGTCATTGCTACACCAGTTAACAATATTCTTTATATTATAAGGTCCGTAGTAAATTGCTTGCGGATACTCTCCGCGTTCTCTGAGTATATCGTTAAATACTCTGTAATTACCACTACTCTTTAAGTTGCTTATAACGCTTTGAAATTTTTCTTTGTCTATCATTGTATTCGTTATACATCTCTTTATCAATATGTGTCCATTGACCAAACCACGTACTTATAGTAAAATATCCCATTTCATTAAATTCACGTTGAACGGCGTTGTAGTCTTGTATCCATTCCTTGATGTACTTTAACATAATTATATTTATAGTTATTGACATAACCAAAATTTTAATATATAGTTGTACAAAATAGGAGTTAACAATGCATATCGTCACGGGTGCGGCTGGGTTTGTAGGAAGTAACTTAGTAGCATACTTAAATAAACAAGGACATAATGATGTTCTATTAGTAGACAATCTGTCTATGGAAAAAACAAAAAATCTTGCACATTTACGTTTTGAAGATATGATAAGTCCTAGTGAACTACTAGAAATGAATATAGATAAAAGTGATACTGTATGGCATATGGGTGCAAATAGTAGTACTAAAGAAACAGATTGGGATAAAATCTATTCTAGTAATGTAGACTATACAAGACGATTAATAAGTAAATGTAACACAATGGTATTTGCTAGTAGTGCTAGTGTTTATGGAGATAATATCTGTACACAAGAGCACCCAGTTAACGAAGCTCCTAAAAATTTATACGCCAGTAGTAAGTTGATTTGTGATAATATTTTTAGAAATACAATTGGTTGTAAAATACAAAGCTGGAGATTCTTTAATGTATATGGTAATAGAGAAAGTCACAAACAAGCTGTAGGCATGGGAAGTCCATATACAAACTTTATTAAACAAGCAAAAGATACAGGTGTTATAAAAATATTTGAAGGCAGTGACAAAGTACAGCGTGATTTTGTATGCATTGATGATGTAGTACATGTTATGTATGAGTGTTTACAACACGACGAAAGTTTTATTTGTAATCTCGGCACAAGTACCACATATACATTTGAATACTGGGCAAAGTTAATAGCAAGTCATTATAATGCAGTTATAGAATATATTCCAGTTCCAGATGACCTTAAAGGAATTTATCAAATGTATACATGTAGTGATAACAATCGATTGGATACACTTATCAATCACGACTTTAAATCGCCGGATCAATTTGTAGAGGAAAATTTATGAAAGTAATAGTAATTGGTGATGTAATTTATGATGTATATATTCATGGTACAAGCACTAGGATAAGTCCTGAAGCACCAGTTCCTGTAGTTAATTATCAATCAGAAACTACAACACACGGAGGAGCAGGACTTGTTTTTGAAAATCTTAAAAGTTTAGGAGTAAACACTACACTCTTTGATAGTGGGCAACCAGCGTCTCAGAAAACTAGAATTATCTCTGATGGTCATTATATAACAAGAGTAGATAACGATAACTATGCTAACGCAGAAGCGGCGATGGCTACAATTTATTACAAAGACTTTAGTGAGTATGATATCGCTGTATTGAGTGACTATGGAAAAGGTGTACTAGGAAGAAGTAAAGAAATAATCGATCATTTATTAAGATATGATCTTAAAATAATTGTTGATCCTAAGAATCACCAACACAATTACGAAGGTGCGTGGTTAGTAAAACCAAATCAGAAGGAAATGGTCGATTACAATTTTAATAAGTGGAAAGGTAATATCATTACTACAAATGCTGGTAAAGATGTAACTGCTACCATTGACAATAAACAATACACAGTACCAGTGACACAAGTCGAAGTTAATGATGTAACAGGAGCGGGAGATTGTTTTATAGCCGCTTTTGTGTATGCTTTGACTAAAGAATACGATTACGAAAAGTGTTTGCAAATTGCAGTGAACGCTAGTACCGAAAGTGTTAAGCATAGTGGCACTTATATAGTTAAAGAAGAAGATTTACAAAAACGTGTCATATTCACAAATGGTTGTTTTGATATACTACACAAAGGACATTTATCTTTGCTAAAACAAGCAAGAGAACTAGGAGACAAACTAATCGTTGGACTGAATACTGATGCAAGCGTTAAGAGACTAAAAGGTGATGAACGTCCGGTAAACGACCAAACTACAAGAAAAGAACAACTTGAATTAATATCGTATGTAGATGAAGTTGTGTTGTTTGATGAAGATACACCTTATGAGCTAATAAACAAACTAAAGCCAGACTTAATTGTAAAAGGCGGAGATTATACTGTAGAAGAAATCGTCGGACATGATTTAGCACCTGTGCATATTGTGCCAACTGTAGAAAGCTATAGTACGTCAGATACAATTAAAAGGATAATGGAATGAAAATAATTGATAATGCATTAAGTCAAAATGACATGGAAGAAGTTTGTAGACATATACAGAATCCAAATTTTCCTTGGCAATTTAATCCAAATGTAGTTGATGAAAAGGATAAAAATGCAGAAGTAGATGAACTTTATCAATATCAGTTCAATCATCATGTACACGGAAACATGGGTATCTGTACTGATCATCATACATATAACTTAATGTCTAAGTTCATAAATATTTTTGAACCAATACAAATAATTAGGATAAAAATTAATTTACTACCGAGATCTGACAAAATTGTTAGGCACGGATTACATATAGATACATATGTGCCAGGAGCGTTAACTGGAATATTTTATCTCAACAGTAACGATGGCGAAACATATATAGAAAACTATGGCATAGTGGAAAGTATTGAAAACAGATTTGTTATATTTCCTTCAAATTGGAAGCATAGCGGAACTACTCATACAAATACAAAAGCAAGATATGTAATAAATTTTAATTGGATACCTAGTCCACTTGGAAAATTTAGTGAAATGTTGGAGGTATGATGACACAATTAGACGGAGTACAAGAAAAAGGTTGGGGTCGAGAATTAATCTGGGCAACCAACGAAAAGTATTGTGGTAAACTTATGTTCTTTGATCGTAAAGGATCTAAGTTTAGTATGCATTTTCACAGAAACAAAGATGAAAGTTGGTATGTGTTGAAAGGTAGTTTTATGCTTAACATAATGGATTGTACAAATGCCGAAGTGTCAAGCTCGGTATTAAAGACCGGAGACACTTGGCGCAATCAGCCAATGTTACCACATCAATTAGTTGCAATGGAAGACGACAGTATTATAATTGAAGTAAGCACTCCAGATAGTGTTGAAGATAATTTTAGGATTGGCAAAGGCGATAGTCAAAAGTCAGAAACTGTCTAACCAATTTGGTAAGTCTGTTTGATCTTTTTCACGTTCATATATAGTTACAAGTTTATCTACTAATTGTTTATTGCTTAAAACAACTCTAGCACCTCTGTGTAGTGGCTTGGGCCAACAGTTTATACTTACCCAACTGTATCCGCTACTTTCGTGATTACAACTAGGTATAAATTCTTCAAACACTGTTACACAAAATGTATTGTAGGTAAACTTTTTATCATCACTTAAGAATGTATGTAGCGGATGTACTTTGGCAATGTCGGGTAGTGGTCCAATTTCTTCCTTACATTCTCTTAGCAATGTTTCTATAGGACGTTCATTTTTATCAGCTTTGCCTCCCCAAAAACTCCAAGTTAATGGGTGACTAGACTTTTTACTTCTTTGTTGTAGCATAATCCTGCCTGTATCTAAGGCAAGAAAACAACAACCACTTGCTTGTATCATTATAGGTATATTCGCCAAAATCCTGGATTGTAAGTGCCTTCAAATGCATTTATCCAGCTAGTTCCGTTGTATTTTAATCTATCCATAGTTAAAGTATTTGTGACAAATTGTTCTGTAGATCCGTTTGAGATAGCATCGAACGTAACTATCCAATTAGCACCATCATATTCAATAATATCATTTGCTAAACCAACACCACCCCAACCTGCTCCGCCTGCTGTGGATTTGGTCAACAAGTATCTTTGACCAGATGCCGCCGGGGCAAGTGTACCATCACCAGGAACGTTTGCTTGTGGATCTATCACTGCATCAATTGCCTGTTGTGTCATTGTTGGAAATGTAGCTGAATCCATTGTTATTTCTAGTAAGTTAACATCGGTTGGATCAATTTTAATTGTTCCAATAATATCACCTTGTGTGTCTCCAGGATCTTGTGTTTGTTTTAGTCTTAGTTGGCTGATATCATCTCTGAATTCACCAAATGGTTTAAACACATCTTTCCAATTTAAGATGCCATTTGCATCACTGTTAGTTCCACTTTGACTTAGTAATTGTGCAGTGCCAACTCCGTTTGCATTCATTGTAAAACGCATTTTATAGTTGTCCAATGTAACTACTTTGTAACTTGTAAACAAAGGTACATAGCTATTACCTGATCTGAGTGAAGCTAGTCCAGCATCGTCTGTGTCGTTAATGTTATCAATGATAGTATGAATAATTGTTTGTTTAGTAACTTTTGCTGGAGGATTAATTAATACAGGCATATTAAAAGTCATTGTGCTGATATCAATTATGTCATCTACTCCACTAGGTATTGCTCTCATACTCCAAGTGTTAGAAATTAATTCTACATAGCTTAGTGTGCTCCAATCCAATGCATTGTCGCTTGTGTGTATGTTCAATGTTGGATTAAACAGTACAAGTATTTGCTCAAGTAGTTGTAATTTTTGTTCTGTATTTGATGTCCATACATCTACTTGCATTGTTAAATTGTAAGGCACAGGTTGATGTCTTTTTATGCTATACGAATTGCCTTGTTCATTTTCATAACTGTTAGTTACTTCATTGTATTTCTTTTCGAACACAGGAACAGTTTCTTCGTATTGTGCAAAAGTTCTTCTATCAGGTGCAGTTTCTAATCCAGTAACATGGCAACTAATAAAAGGAGTAGTTTGTATCATATTCTCAGAATTTTCTCTTACAATATGCGCCGCCATTCTACTCACGTCACCATAACGTACTGGAGCAGTTTGATAAACTACATTACCAGCACTATCGCTATGCATTGCAACTTGAAACCCAGCAAATATTCTTATGAACTGCTGAATATATCTACGAAGTTGTTTATCGTAAAAGTAAGGTACCGCTGTAAGTTTTGAACTTTGATATGCCATATTAGTATTTACCCATGCCTACGTGTTCTTGTACGTGGATACATCAATCCACTTGTAGGACGATCATTTACGTCTTTGTTATATGTGTTGAACGCCATATTACCTGATGTTTGTCTGTGATTCTTCCATAGTGCTATTCTATCAATGTTTGAACCGTCCGTGCTTACTCTTGTACTTACATCTACATCTATTGCGTCTGCTGTATCCGCCATCAATCCTGTGACAGCATTGTTTTGTAAATATGCTCTTGCTTGTGCTTGTGTGAGTGTGGGATATACTTCTGCTAAACAAGCCAACATACCTGCTATAAAAGGTGAAGCATAACTTGTGCCGTTTTGCACACCCATTGTATCCCATTTTGGTGTGTTGCTTAACTGTCCGTAATAGGGATTTCCGTAAGTAATATCGTCTTTCATCATAGCACCCATTACAGTCTCTCCAGCGGCATATACATCTATACCCGGACCCCAGTTGCTGAAGTCTGCTTTACCTTCATCTGTGTCATTGCTTAAAGCGCCTACGTTTATTGCTCCGTTGAGTGAAAAGTTATCGCCACGCATGTAATAATCTCTAAATGGATAGTAGCCATTGAAGAAATAGTCTTTGTTCACATAGGCGGCGCCAGTAACCAAATAGTTGTCATAGTTGTCGCCACCTGATACATCAGTGTATCTGTTGTTGTTGCCACCCGAAGTAACCACAATAACGCCTTCTGCTATAGCATCTACTAGA